GTGAGGCCAGTCAGCTTCATGCCTCGGGGATCGCGCGGCGCGATCAAATTATAGTACCAGAAGGGAGCTTCCAGCAGGTCTGCCGAAACGCCGCTGCCCTCTTCGACCACCTTGAACACGCCCGTATGCCCGCCGAGAGTCGCGAGGAACTCGATCTCCGGACCCATCGTCGCGTCCGTCCCGCCGACCTTCGGGGGGCCGTACCGCAGGATGTTGTTCCCGCTGAACTTCATGGCGTACAGGGTCTTGCTCAGACACATGGGGCTGACGATCCACTCGAACACCCGGCCCCCGAACTCGTAGCTGATCTTGGCCCAACCACCAGTGAAGCTGATGGCCTTGCCCGTCCGCTCGTAGTTCATGCGGTTGTTGTAGAGGCCCGGCTGCTGCAACCACTTCTGCTGCACGCCCTGGGTAGTGATGATCGTATCCAGCGTCTCGCCCGGATAAGCATCCAGGTAGCCAGCGATGTACCCGTTGATGATGTCATCGGTCAGGGGGGCGTTCACCGCCTTGACCTGACTCTTGAACATCGAATACAGATCGAGGTCCAAACCACTCGCTTGATCGGCACCGCCGAGAATCTGGCCGGATGCCTTCACCCAGCTATTGATGCCCCAGCTATGCTGCGGCCTACTGCCTGCGATGTACCGGGTCGTATTGGCATAGACCAGCCAATCCCCAGCGGCCCCTGCGTTTCCGGCCTGGAAAACGTCGCCGGTAGTGCCCGAACCATAGTTCGGGAGAGCGCCGGTCGTAGTATTGATCGGTCGGAGGGTGATCTTCTTCCCGAGATAGTCCACGTCAACGACGATCAACTGGACGTAAACCTGCCCGGTGTGCGTGTAGTTCCGCACGTCGGTTCCATCCACCGCTGTACCACTCTGGAGCACACCAGCGCTATCGGCCACGATGTCCAACTGCTGGCCCTTCGCGAAGTTCGCGATACGGCCATACGTCTCATCCAGCGTAATGACGATGTAGTCGGTCCACGCGGAATGCTCCGCAATGGCCGACACCCTGCCGAGAACCTGATTCACGTACCCGGCGTCGTTCGTCACTTCGTGCGAGAAGAAGGAAGTCGCCTCGTACAGCAGCTTGTTCTTCGCGACGGCCTTCAGATCGCGGCCCACCTTCTTCAACTGGGCGGCGTTCAGCATATCCAACTGCTTCCACGCAACCGGGATGCTGTAGTTGCCGACCACCTTATGCAGGGTCAGCGTCCGTTTCACCTCGCCGGTATGGGGAACCCGGTGGGGATTCGGGAAGATATTCAGGTTCGTCGCCGCCGTACCCTGCGCGAGAACCTGTGCCTGATTTCCACTGATCGAGGTCATGCCCGGACCCAGGGGATCACCGCTTTCGAACGAGCCAGCCACGGCCGTCTCGTAAATGTGAATGACCTGATAGCCCTTACCAAGGCCGTCCTGACTCTTGACCCCAAACGACGTTCTCTTCACCTTGTCGAACACCGGAGCGATAGTCGGCTCCAGGTCCACGAGCATCTGAGGAAGCTCCTCCCTCACAATGTCGCTCAGAATGTCTACTGCTTGACTCATGGTCTTCTGTCCTTCATGCTATGTGCCAATAGAAAAATTCGCATCCCTGCACACATAGCAGCGGATACCGATCAACTACCCCTGCGGCCTCTGAGGTACTTCTGCATGATCCTGGAGACGAAATTCTCGTCGTCCCCATCCACGGCCGCACTGACGCGCTTGATCGGCGTTTCGCTACGGACTTCGGCGGGCAAGCCTTCTCCCGGACCCAGCCCCAGAACATCGGGATACCGAATCGGGTCGCCCGAGATACCGAACTTGGTCAGGTAGGCTCGCACCTTTTGGACGCTCGCCGCCACAAGCTCAGCCCCGAACTGTTGACCATCCTGAATCCTTCGCAACACGTCCTCTGCTACCATATCCTTGATCGCCGACATTCTGTCGGCCTTGTTTTCTCCTACTACCATTTTACCAAAAACCTCATCCTTGTCAACCGCTTTATCGGACGTTTCTCGAATTTGTTGTCGAGCCGCGTCGATATGCCGCTGGTGTGAGTAGTCCAGTATGGCCTTGGCCTCCGCAGGGTCAAACCCCAGTGCCTCCACCAAATCCTCCTTGCTGAGCTTGGCCTTCCCGCCCCTCTGCGGAGGTCCCTCTTCCCCGACATCCTCCTTAAGGTAGGCGGCGAATTCGTTGGGGTCCACGCCGATCATCCCGGCCAGTTCCCGCACCTCGGTCTCACTCGGCTGATGGCTGCCGTCCGACAGACGCTCCACAAGCCCCTTGAGCCTCAGCCCATCCTCCGCGGATTTCCGAAGCTCACTGGCCTCCTGGAATTTCGCGTCCGCTCCTGCGCTCTTCTGGGCGAGGGCCTGCATCTCGGCGAGGGTAACGGTTCTCTCCTGCCCGTCCACCTTGATCGTGAACTGGGAGGGGGTTTCCTCCTTGGTCTTCACACCCTCCGCAGGGTTCATTTCCTCGATGTCCTTCATTTCGTTCTGATTGGTCGTGTTCGGGTCTGGCATGTGTTGGTCCTTTCATTATTGCATTGGCATTTGGGGCATACCCCCCTGCGGAGGTTGCTCTTGCATCATCATTTCGGCCGAGTCCTCGGGGAACGGCAGTTGATCCGGATAGATTCCCATCTGGGCCTGTCTTTCACGAATGGCCTCGTAGAACGCCTCCCGGACGGGGGTAGCCGCAGCAAAGAACTCCGGCCGACCGACGAAGGCCAGCAAGACGTTCAGGTGAATCCGATGTACATCGAACGGCCCTACCATCACCTTCCCCGGATTCTCCCCGTTCCCGAAGAGGATGATGTTGTTCAACATGGCCCGACGGTAGTTCTGCCACGACGATTCATCACCCACCGGAAGCGACAGGCCCCGCTTACGAACCTCGAAATTGTACTCGTCCATCGTGATCCTCTGCTTGTCAAGGGCCTCCTTCAACTCCGCCTCATCCTTGGCCTGCGATACTGGAACCTCGCTCCGGACGGTGATATTGACCTCTTCCGGCATGGGGATCGCGTTCTGGCTCAGGCTCATGGTTCCCGACTCGGCGTCCAGTACGATCCCCGCCAGCGAGTCATCGAGGCTCGATACGTCCACCACCTTCTGGTCTGTCCACGTCTCCTTCAAGTGCCGAAGGAGAGATCGATACACCCCAGACACCCCATCCGCTATGTTCTTGGCGACAGGCGACAGAGGCACGCTGGCCGACTCATACAGGAACCCCAACCCTGCGGAGGAGTCCACACGCCCCGGAGCTTGGCCGGACATCAGTTGGGTTGGCTGGTTGGCAATCTTGTCATTGAGTTGGGAAGCCAAGTTGATGACCTGGAAGAACGGCGTTGTAAGGTGAGCCGGTTCGATATTCGTCGGACGCATATCAGGAGTCGTGTAGTCAGGCTCGAACCGTATTCGCTTCAACCCATCCTGTCCCCGTTCCGCCATCGTGGGAGTCCCAAGCGTCGTCGGCCACAACTGAATCCCGTACAGTTCAAAATCGGATATGGCCTGGAATATGCTCGACAGGGCCACTTCGATCTCGTGATTGAGAGGGATCAGAACGTCCACGTAGGATCGGCCCCAGAAGCTCCCGGTGGTGACATCTCGGATAACACGGATCGGCATTGGGTACTTATAAGGGGAGTGGTCGTGGCGATACAGGAGCTTCAACTTTCCAACACCAGCGAAGATCGCGTATTCAGCCAGATAGCCGTCGCTCGTCTCTGTCCACACCTCGATCAACTGCGTGACAGGTTCGTTCTTCTCGTCTTTCGTCTTGGCCTTTCCACTTGCCATCCCCATTTCTTTGTCCGACATATCCGAACTGGACGTATGAACAAAGAACCCACCCCCCGCCCCGGTCATGGATACGTACCCCTCGCCCAACGATTCCAGATCGATAGGCAAGTGGCCCGTTGGAAGCTCTACAGCATCCACACCCTTCCAGTCCTTCGACCGGCCCCCCGGCGTGATCTCCAATGCCCTCAACCACGAAACCGGCACCGGCCTCACCCGAATCAGCCCCCGCACCTCGCTCGGCCCCGACACGTTGATCGGAATCGGGTACAACTGCCACGGAGGGATG